AAAGGTGATTTTTGATTATTCGTGTATTTAATCTCTCTTTCATACCCTTTATCTTCATCAAACCAAAATAAATTAGATGATCTTAAAACAAAACTTAAAGGTTGTTTTCCTTTTAAAATGTAAGTTCTGTCTTTTATTTCCCAATCAGAGTTTTTTTCTTTTTTAGTTTCTCTTGTACCTGTTGGAATAACAACGTCAACACTGCTTTTTATAGTCTTTTTTTCCATGCCTTGTTTTTCAACTACAGCATTTGATTTTCTTTTCTTTGTCATAATAATATAAAATAATAGTTAATAAAAAAAAGATCGAGGACCGAAGCCCTCGACCTTGATAATAGCTTACTTCAATAACATAAAGTTGTTAGCACCTTGAGTAACTAAACATCTTTCTGATAAGTAGTTTACTTCCATAGCATCTAAATCAGATGTTACAGCTCCTACTGATCCTGTAACCCAAGTCTTCATTTTACGAGACTCAGTTTGAGAAGCACGATAACGAACGTGTAAGAACGGACGCTTCATGTTTTTCCCTAATACTTGATCGTAAACTGAAGATACACCAGCTGGTATAATAATACCATTGATGTCAGCAAAAGACCCACGTGTTGTAGCATCATTTAGATATTTCCAGTCAGACTTATAGAAGTCATAAGAACCTCTACGGAATCCAGAGAAACCTAAGTTTAATGCCATGTCTTCAGAGTTGTTGAACACGCCGTAAGATGTACCACCAGTTCCGTAAGAATTCATAGAAGCTAACATATCGTCAATATTTAACGATGTATCTCTATTTAAGAACATCATGTTTTCTTCGATAGCACCTTGAGAATCAAATCTTTTTAAGATTAAGTCAAAAGTATCTAATCTCTCACTAATAGTAGCACTGTCTAAACCTCCAGTCGTTACATTACCTCTGTTTTCAACAGCCGCGAATAAACCTTCTGTACCAGTAACTGTAGATCCTAAGAACTCAGCAACTGTATCAGGGTTACCTGCAGCAGCAGAAGTGTTTAACTCACCTTCGATACAAGTCATCTCACAGTAATCAGCAAAACGAGACATTGTATCTCCTGAAGCTTTTAAATACCATAAGTAACCATTTTGTCCGTCTTCACCAGAAACCTCAATCCAACCAATCGCTGAAGCGTCAGATCCTGATACTTCATATAGGTCTTTGATAATAACAGGTCTGTTCTGTAAAGAATCAAAAGATGGCTCAAGAGACTCAAGTCTTCCAATTACACCTTTTTTATACTCAGAACCAAATACAAAACCAGTTACAGCACCGTCAGTGAAAGTAATCTCACCAGCACCGTTGCTATCCATAGCGTCTTGTGTATAAGGAGCTACTGTAAAATCGTTAGTAGTTACTGCAATAACTAAACATTTTAAAGTACCTACACCCGAACGGTTTAGTACTACAGTGTCATTTAATCTAACAGAGTGACCGTTAGAAGTTACTACACCAGTAGCTGCTACAATAGTACCCGCTGCAGAAACGTGTAAACGTCCTTGCTCAGACCATACTACTTGATCAGAAGCCATAGCTTCTTCTGCACCTACTTGTCCTAAAAATCCTGAGATAGTTCTATTACCGAATACCTCAGCTTCTCCTTCCATTAATTCTGGAAGATATTGCTGTGTCCAACCAGCACTTCGTAAATCTACAAAGTTGCCAGCTACAGCTTGTTTCACCGCCGACGCAGTTCCCGTCGGAGCAGTGTTTAATGATCCTATTGCCATAATTTCAAATTTTTAAATTAATTATTTTCTTTTCATTTTAATTTTTAAAGAATTTGAAGAATCACCGCTTAACACCTTGAACTTTTTCCCGCCGACTTGAACTTCACCATGACTTTGTCTTGGATCCATATTTACGTTTTTACTTTTTGCAACACTATCCTTGATAGCATCTGATCGGCCTTGATCGTAAAAGTGTTTAGCAACAGCATCAGCGTTCATAGCTGTAAATAAAGACTTATGGTAACCCTTAGCGTCTGACATTGTATTATCTTCGTTCAAAAACTTTTTGACAAAGTTGTTAATGTCGCTTTGAGTTGCTTTTACGTCTTCAGCATTGTTCACGTTAAATCTGTACTTTTTATCACCGACGTTATATTCAAAACCTTTGAACTTGTCGTTAAAGACTTTATCAGTCTTACTTAAAAACACAGATTTAGCTTTCTCAGCTGTCTTGTTTGCTTCCTCTGATTCTTTATTGTATCGATTAAAAAAGTCCATAGCTTTCTGCGCTTCTGGCGGAAGGTTAGAACCTGCTTTAATCTCATCATAATATTTAGACTTTTGCCCGTCTAAGTAGGCCTTCGCGCTGGCAACTTGCTCTTTTAGCGCTAGCTTTTTTCTTTTAATATCTCTTTCATCGTCAATCTCTTCGTCAAAGTCAAATGAATCTTCAATTAAAAAACTTATTTCTTCAGCCGATAAATGTGGCTTTGTTCTTTTATAGTATTCAGTTAAAGCTGTTAAGTTATCTAAGTCAGAATAATCTTTGTTTAGATTAACGTAGTCTTCTAAGCTTCCACCAGTTTCATCCATAAAGTCTATTAGCTTTTGAATATTTTCTGGTAGTGGCTCTCCAGTAGCCTCTGCTTCTGCTATAGCCTCTTCAACTTCTTCAACTAAATCTTCAGTAACCTCGTTCGGTTCTTCAGTCTCTTCTTCTGTTACCTCTTCAAGAGCTGGTAGCTCATCTTCAACAATCTCTTCTTTTTGTTCAACCTCTTCAACTACTTCTGAATCATCTTTAGCTGTTTCGTCTACTACAGTTTCTACCTTCTCTTGCTCTTCTTCAACCACTGGAGGTTTGCTAAAATCTACTTTAGTTACACTCTCTTGCTCGTCTTGTGGTTTAAGGTTCTTCATATCAACTTTTACGACATTATCGTCGTTTTCTTTAATTTCATCCATAATAAAATAATATAAAAAATTAGTAATTATCTAGGTTCAAATCCACCTAAATCAAATCCACCAAGTATATCATTACCTGCCGACTCGAATTTTTTAGGTGAACCACCTGTCTTTCTTTGATCTATAAGCTCACTTTGCTGTGATGCTTGTATTTTTGTTCTTTCGTCTTTTCTATCTTCTTTCTCTTTTTCTCTACCTTTCATACCCTCAACCTCAGCTTGCTTTAGCTGCATGTTCATTTGAAACTCTAATTGCATCAACTGCTTTTTAATTTCAGCTTCTTGCTGCATAGCTTGAACTCCTAGCTGAGACTTCATTTGCTCTACTTGCATTTTAGTTTGCGCTAAAGCTTGTTCTTTCTGAACTTCAGCTTGAGCAGCAGCTTGAGCAGCTTGAGCGTTAGACTGTGTTTGAAGCTGGATGTTTCTTTCTTGCGCAGCTCTATCTTTAGCTTCTTTGTCTTTACGTCTAAGTTTAAGTAGTTGATTAGCTAAGCTTACGTTTCTAACTTCTCTAACGTCTATAGCATCTTCAAGGTCTATGTTTTTCTGAGACAACGCAACTTGAATATTGTTTTCAAGCATAGCTTTCTCTTCTTCATCTGGAGCTAACTCTATAAATATACCAAAGTCATAAAGGTGTAGCTCAGACATCTCTTCAAGTGTAGCTACGTTATGAGCACCTATAGCTTGTATGAAAGCGTCTTTGGTAGGTGAATACTCTATTATATCTGATATTCTAAGTGATAGTTGATCTGCAACTTCTGACGTTAAGAATAGTCCTGCTTGAAGTATATGTCTAGTCGCTGTGTTAGAGTTTGCTGCGGCTAGTTTTTGAATACCAACTAAAGCGTTTTTATCTGGGTTACTACCGTCTCTAGCTTCATTTAACCCGGTTGTATCTCTAATCATCTGTAGATAATAGTTGTACGTACCGATTAAACTTTGCATCTTCGCTCCACCGCTACCACTAGATATTTCTTGAATAGGTACTCTACCTGGGTTCATGTCGCCATCAGCAGTCATTGATCTACCAATAACAGAACCAGTTTGGAAGAACATGTTTAAAGCTTCTTGTGGACTATAGTTTGTTCCATTACCTAAGTCTATTTCAGCTAAACCATCAGCATCTAAGTAAACTCCATCTGGAACAAGTCTTGACATTA